CAACGCCCCCGGCACGTTCCCGACCAACATCTCTGCTGCTGCTCTGGCAGCCGGCAACACCGTCACTGAAGCTGCGACCGCTGCTCAGGGTGGCATGTACGGCGACATCGACAACGCGCTGGCCACGCTCGACGCTGACGGCTTCGACCCCAGCGGCATCGTGGCAGCGACTTCGCTGCGTGGTCGTCTCCGCTCCGCGCGGAACAGCCAGGGTGACCGGCTCGACGCGAACCGCACCAACGGCTCGCTGTCGGAGATCGACGGCCTCCCGGTCGTCTACCCGATGCGGGGCCTGTTCCCGTCCGGCGGCGGTGCCGGTACCAACGTCCGCGCCTTCGTCGGTGACTTCACGCAGTTCGTCGTGGCCGTGCGCCAGGACATCTCGGTGAAGGTGCTCGACCAGGCCGTGATCACGGACAACACGAACGCGATCATCTACAACCTGCCGCAGCAGGACATGACCGCAATCCGTGTCACGTTCCGGGTTGGCTGGCAGGTTGCGAACCTGATCAACTACGACCAGCCGACCGAGGCGAACAGGTATCCAGTCGCCAGGCTTATGTACTGATATGTCCGATTCTCGAGCCTGAGAGGATTGTAAATCATGGTTCTCGGACGTACGACAGAGACCCGCACGGTCACTCTCACCACGACCAGCGGTGCAGCGACACTCACTGCGGCCGCTGGGACGTTCAACGAGGAGGATGCCGGTCGGTCCATCACGGCCGCGTCCGGCATCCCTGCCTCTACGACGATCCTGTCCGTCCAGTCCGACACGGCTGCGACGCTGTCGGCCAACGCGACCGCGAGCGGTTCGCGTTCGGCCACGATCGGCGGCACGGACACCGCTCTCGCGAACGGGCAGCGGTACGGCTTCATTGGCTGGTCCCCGGAGACGGACACCGAGTCGGAGGCGTACTCGCTGGCTGCAAACAACGCGGGGACGGTGCCTCCGGATCGGATCGTGGACAACTTCACCGGAGTCGCAACCAAGCAGAGAGGACGTGGCTGATGGCCGCGAAGAAGAAGGCCGACTCGAACGAGGAGACCGAGGCCCAGGCCCAGGAGGTCATGGACCAAGAGACCGAGCAGGGGTTCCGTGGTATCGAGGTCGACCCGACCCCGAACGAGAACTACACCCTGGCCGGTCAGAACGCCGGCAAGCCGACTCCGGAGACGGACGAGGATGCTCGCGAGGAAGCACGCAAGGCGATCACCGAGGTGGCCGCTGCTGCGAAGGGTGTGGGCTGACAGATGCCGTTGCATCGCTGGCGGGGCCACCAGGTCCCAGTCTGCGTGGATCAGGCCGCAAGCATCGATGATGACTTGATCGACCTGTCCCCCGTCAGCGATGCACCGCTGGAGGATCTTCGGGACAAGTGGGCACCTCTGGTCCATGGTCTCGAACCTCCGTTGTTCTATGAACGCTACGAGCCGGAGGAGATTGAGCCATGCCGAACCCCGTGACTGTCGGGCACGTCATGGCTCGTTACCCCGGCACGCTCTCCCCGACGCAACAGGTGAACGTGGAGGCGTACCTCGCGGACATCTGGAGCATGGTGATGTCTCGTCGGCCGCTCATCGAGACGTACATGACCGATGAGACGGTGCCGGCCTCGGAAGTGGTCCGGGTCGTGGCCAACGCGGTGGTCCGCAAGCTGATCAACCCCGAGGGCAAGACCATGGAGTCGATCGATGACTACCGCTTCACCTACGGTGGGGACCGGCTCGGTGAGCTGTACCTGAGCCCGGATGACCTGATCGATTTGACCCCTCCGACCGTGGGCACCGGCTCCCGGAACAGTGTGAGGCTGGTGGCCTACGGTGAGTCGTGAGTCAGCGTTGCTCGCCGGCCGCGAGCGCGCCATGGAGGGCCTGGTGGACACGATCCAGTGGCGCAGGCAGGGCACGAACCTTGTCCAGGACGAGTCCACCGGCTCGGAGGGCTTCGAGTTCGAGGACGTGTTCCGTACCCCGGCCAAGGTCCAGATGGGTGCGCTCGCCTCCCTGGTCCCGACCGCGCGCGAGCGGATCGAGGGCGGTGGCGAGTTGACCATGGTCCGGTCGATCGTGAAGATCCCGATCGATGAGAACCGGGTCGAGCCGAACATGATCGGTGAGGTTGTCGCCATCGGTGACTACTCCGACCCGATGCTGCTGGGTAAGAAGCTCCGGATCGTTGCACCGATCGGTGCGACCGCCACGACCACGCGCCGCTTCTCCGTCGAGGAGGTGCTCTAGTGGCAGGCGGAAGGGTCAGCGTCCGCTGGGATGCCAGCAACGCCGACGTGCTCGCCGGGGAGCTGGAGCACATCAGTCTCCGGACCCAGCACGATCTCCAGGTCGAGGTCCGTGACGCGACGAAGCGGATCAATGCAGGCTGGCGCGACAAGGCTCGTGCGACGGCTCGTAGACACGGTAAGCACTACCCGAACACGATTATCCCGGAGCTCACCGATGGTGGGTTTGGTTCGGTGATTGGTCCTATCTCGGCCATGGACCAAGGCGGCATGGGCCGAGGCTTCGAGTACGGCTCGATCAACCAGCCTCCGCACATGGACATGAACCTGACCGTGGACACCGAGTTCCCGAAGTTCATGAAGAAGGTCGAGGCTGTTGTCGCGAGGGACTTCCGCTGATGCGCGTCGAGACCAACGAGGTCGTGGACCTGATCAAGCCGAAGTTCGTGGTGACGAATCCGGCCTACACCCGTGTCTACCTTCCCGGCCAGCGGCCGGCGCGTCCCTCGAACAGTGACGAGCCGGCGATGCGTGCCTACTTCCCGTACGTGGTCATCTATCCGTCGCGGCGGTTCGCCTCTGACATCAGGCGACTCAGTGACGACAGTTCCATCTGGGCCTTCCGGGTCGTGACGATGGCTGTCGGGCGTACCGAGGGCGAAGTCCTGTACGCCGAGGAGAAGGTTGCCGAGGCCCTGGAGGGTGCTCGGATCGTAGTGAATGGTTACAGCAGCACCCCCTTCCACTTCGAGTCGTCGGCTCCGGCCGAGCCTGACCAGGACGTGGAGGATCTCTACACCAGCAGCACAGCATGGACAACCGTGCTGACCAAGCAGCAAGCCGCATAGGAAGGATGAACCCGTGGCGCTATGGGATGCCGAATGGGTGCGGGTCAAGGACAAGTCGACGGGTCACGAGTACAGCGTGGCCGTTGTCGACCCTGACGCGCACGAAGTACTGAAGAAGGACGCGGCCGACATGTACAACGAGCCGCTCCCCGCCAAGCCGAAGCTCACAACCGAACAGGCGAAGGCCGCTAAGGAAGGCTCGTAATGGTTGCCGTTTCCCCCACTGGGGTCAAGACCCAGGGTGCCGTGAAGGTGAGCTTCGTTCCGACGATCGCCTCGCCGGCCGCACCGACCAACGCAGAGGTGATCGCAGCGGGTTCGCTGGACATCTCCTGCTACCTGCTCGCGGACGGCCTGCCCCGTACCGTCGACAACGCGAAGGGCAACCCGCCCCGTCGCCTCTGCACGACCAAGCAGTACGAGCAGCTCGGCTCGACCACGTTCTCGATCGGTGACATCCACTACATTGTGGACCCGCAGGGCGCAGCCGCGTCCACGGGTATGAAGGCGTGGGAGAAGCTGACGCCGGGGACGACGGGCTACTTCGTGGTCCGGCTCGGGATCGACCCGGTTGCGACCGACTGGGCTACTGGTCAGTTCGTGGAGGTGTGGCCGGTCAAGCTCGGCAACCGGATGATCGACGGTGACCCGACCGACGAGTTCGCTGAGTTCTTCGTGACTCAGGCCGTCGCGGTTACTGCCGACCGCACGGAGCGTGTCGCGCTGGTCTAGTGACTAGCTCCGGCGCGGGTCAAGGCAGCCGCGCCGGAGCTAGTCCCATACTGCCTTGTCTACTGCCTGCTGCCTTGAATGGAGAACCATGTCTGAACCGCTGTCCGTGAAGGACCGAATCAAGCAAGCCCACCGTCCACGTCGACCGCACAAGATCAATCTCCGTGGCGACCTCGTCGCTAAGCACGAGATCGCCAACAACGAGCTGACGGACCTGTTGAACCGCGAGGAAGCGTCGACGGCGCAGCCTCGTCTCGGTGGTGTGACTACGACCGCGAGTATGGAGAAGGCGGCCCAGGTCAAGGCGATCGAAGCCGAGATGGCTGACTGGTGGCTGGAGCTTGTCCTGGAGGCACGTCCCTGGCACGAGTGGGCGGAGTTCAAGTCGGCCAACCCTCCCAGGGACGATGACCAGATTGACCGAACTGCAGGCGTCAACTTCGATGCTCTGATCCAGAACTTCATGCCTAGGTGCGTTGTTGAGCCGGCGCTCGATGACGAGGACTGGGAGAACATCTTTGCCCGTTGCGCGCCGGGTGACCTTCGCGACCTGGGAGGCACCGCGTTCGGCCTGCACGAGCGGAGTCTGGACATCCCAAAATCGCCAATGGCCTCCGTCGTGATGGCGCGGCACGTAGACGCCTCCGCACCGCACGGGAGTGGGGAGTCTCAGAGCGACGGTTCAACGGATGGGAGCCCGTCGAGCTCCACGAGCACTACGAGGCCGATGAAAACGGTGAAGGCAAGCTAGTCGGCTGGACCACGGTCACCAGGGAGTCGGAGTGGAACGACGAGACACGTGCTCGGGCCGAGGCTCTGACGTACTCCGAGGACACGACATGCCAGAGCTGCAACGGCGACTTGCACAAGAGTCTGGAGCCCGGTGGTCACTATGATGTCGATGTCGACACGGTTTGTTACTCGTGTCGTGCTTTGGAAGCAGTGAAGCGGGAAGAGCAGAGACAGCACGAGAAGGACAAGGTACGGCCCGGTGGGTTCGCCTATGAGGACGGCAGGATCTACACGGTGGTAGAGACGCATCGAGAGGGAGTCTGATGGTTGCAGCTCGGTCACTGCTCGTCAGGCTTCAGCTCGACCGTACCGACTTCGACCGGGGACTTGCCGCTGCTGCGGTAGCAGCTCGCACCTTCCGTGACGAGCTGGAGTCCGGCAACGACCGGATGTCCTTCCTGGTCCAGTCCGCGCTGGCTCTCGGCCCTGCCCTGATCCCGACCTTCGCCGCGTTGACTCCGGCCGTGGCCGGCTTCTCCTCCGCGATCGGCTTCTCCGCGATCGGGGCAGGGGTAGCGGCACTTGCCTTCTCCGGTGTCGGCACCGCGCTGAAAGCGATGAACGACCAGGCTCTCGATCCGACCGAGGCGCACATGAAGGCGCTCACGATCGCGATGGAGAAGCTGGGGCCGGCCGGTCAGAACTTCGTGGTCTTCCTCCAGGATCTCCGCCCGGAGATGCAGCAACTTCAGACGATCGCACAGGAGGGCCTGTTCCCTGGTCTTCAGGAGGGGATGCAGTCCGCGATGGACCAGCTCCCTCTGGTCCAGGACATCATCGAGCGGATCTCTCATGCCATGGGGGAGATGGCCTCCGATGCCGGCAAGGCGTTCAGCGGCCCGTTCTGGACCGACTTCCTCAGCTTCATCCGGGACGAGGGCGCGGGTGTCCTGACCCAGTTCGGTCACTCGATCGGCCAGCTCCTTGAAGGGGTCGCCGCGCTGGCGATGGACTTTGCGCCGATGTCGCGTGAGTTTATCTCCGGGTTCGATGGGATGGCTTCGGCGTTCAGCTCGTGGGCGCAGAACCTTCCTGACACGCAAGGCTTCCAGGACTTCCTCGCCTACATCGACCGCGTCGGTCCCTTGGTCATGGACACGCTCCAGTCGCTCGGCAACGCGATCGTCCAGGTGATCGAGGCCGCTTCCGGTGTGGGTATCAGCTCGTTGCGGATCATAGGCCAGATCGCGAATGTGATCGCCGCTGTTGCAGACTCCCCGGTCGGTCCTACCCTGATCGGACTGGCTGCTGGGATCTCGGCCGTCTCTCGTGCCATCGCTCTCTACAACCTCGCCTCCGGTGGCGCGTTCATCAAGACGATCAACACCTTCGCGACCGGCCTCGGTATGGCGGGTCCGCTTGTCACGAAGGCGAGTGCGCTCGCTGGCGGTGTCTCGCTCCTCGCGCTCTCGTTCACCGATCTTGACGAGAAGATGGGGCTCTCGAACACGCTCAGCTTCGGTGCCATCGGTTCGATGTTTGGACCCTGGGGCGCGGCTATCGGTGCCACGATCGGGTTGACGAAGGACTGGATCGCGGCCAATGACGACCTGACGGACTCGTTGAGACAGGTCGATCAGGCGATCTCAGCGGACCCGCTCAGCTTCGAGACTCGTGCCAAGGGAATCCAGCAGCTCGAAGACACGGCCAACCAGCTCGCCGGCTCGAACGTCATTAACGTCCTCAACGATTTCAAGGTCGGCTACAACGAGGTTGCCAACGTCCTGTCCGCAGGGATCGCGAAAGATAACAATTTCAACACCCTTGCCGACGACGCGGTGAAGGCGACGCACGCAGCTCAGGAGCTCAGCGCGGAGACGATGGCGCTGAAACAGGGGATCATCGAGTTCGGTCAGGCGGTGCGCGGCCAGAGCGGGTTCACCGGCTTCGACACGAGTATGCAGCACGTCAACGAGGTTGCTGGTGACGTGATCCCGAAGCTCCAGGATCTTGGCTACAGCGCGGACCAGATCCAAAACATCTTCCTGACCGGACAAGGCTGGGACAAGGCCGTTCGCCAGATCCAGGACTACAACGCAGCAGCGGACTCGACCAAGGGAAGGACGCAGGCGGTTGCGACTGCGATCCAGGATCTCAACGACCCGCTGCTGACTACGGCAGACTCAGCTGATGCGCTGAAGACTGCGCTCGATGACCTGCTCGACCCGAGCCTCAACGCCGAAGAGGCGATGGACAAGCTGAAGACCCAGATCCGTGATCTCGGTAAGGAGCTGAAGTCTGCGGCAGGGTTCACCGGGTTCTCGAAGGGTGCCCTGGAGAACCGGGCTCAGACCCGTGAGTTCGTTGCTGACTTGAAGGATGTGCTGGTCACCCAGGTGCAGGCCGGTGCCAGCGGGATCAGGTTGAACCATGTCCTGGAGGAGAACCGTAAGCAGTTCATCCAGGCCGGCATGGCGGCAGGCTTCAGCCGCAAGGAGATCGAGCGCCGTGCGGACGCGATCGGTCTGACCCCGAGGCTCGTCAAGACCGTGTTCGAGAACTCCGGCCTCACACAGGCGCAGATCGATGAGCGCAACCAGATCGACATCCTCAACTCGATCCCGAAGAGTGTGATGACCAAGATCGAGGCCGATGGCATCGCGGCCGACGCAACAGTCAAGGAGCTGATGGCCAAGTACGACGGCCTCTCCCGTCGCCAGGTCGTCACGTTGATCAAGGCACGGGACGAGGCTTCGGGTGTCGCGCAGAACGTGATCGGGATGCTGAACCTGATTCCGACGCTGAAGATCTCAACGATCCGACTCAACACCCAGCACATCAACACGATCACGAACGTCACCCGCGACATTCACCAGCCGGGGCACCTTGCTACTGGTGGCCTTGTCACCGGGCCGGGTACGAGGACATCGGACTCGATCCCGGCATGGTTGTCCAATGGCGAGTTCGTGGTGAACGCTGCTGCTGCTGCCCGTAATCTCCCTGCGCTGTTTGCGATGAACGCGCAACGGTTCGCGAGTGGCGGCACGGTGACCCCGCTGGAGCAGCGCCAGCAGGCGCTTGCGGACCAGCGCACGATCAACCAGAGCCTCCGTGGCTTCAGTCCACGGCCAGGAGACTCCGCAGGGGACGTGCGCTCCTCGTTGCACCAGCTCATCCAGTCGCTCCGTGGAGTGTTCGGGCGCGGGTCACCGCTGCTGAACAGCGTCGAGCGGCTCGGTGGTCACATCGTCTCCGCGACGTTCCGGCAGGACCAGCTCCAAAAGACGTTCGAGAACATGCACGATGATCTCCGGAACTTGCGTCAGGCCAGGAGCCAGTACCGGCAGGAGGTCGCCGGCTCGATCAACAACGACCCGTTCACCGGAGGGCTGGCGGCGTTCAACCTCCAGATCCGCGCCGACCGCAACGACAACCGGAAGATGCTGCACTACCTCCGGATCGCTGAGCGCAAGGGTCTCGACGGCCCGTTGCTGCGTGCTGCCGCTGCGTCCGGGGACCTCCAGTTCGTGATGGAGCTGTCGAAGCTCGGCCGTAGAGGTATCCACCGCGAAGAGGTCATGTTCCAGTCCCGGCTCCATGCCCAGCGTTCGCTCGGGGCCTTTGCCTCGAACCAGGTCTTCGGTGACCGGATCGAGCAGCAGACGAAGGCGATGCACCGGATGGAGCGTCGGATCAACCAGATGTCCCGGCACATCAGGCACATGGACAACCACATGGAGCGCAACGTGGAGCGTGGTACGCACCGGGGCACGCAGCGTCGTAACCGCAGGCACGCCGCGCAGAGGCAGGCACGACGGTGACCGATCTCAAGTTCGCCTTCGTTGAGGAGCCGTCCAACCTGCCACAGGTGATCGTTGACCTGAACGCCTCCGACGACGCCTACCTCTCGGCCGAGGACTTCGACCCCGGCGTCCCCGGCTTCGAGGGCGGTCCCGAGTCGGTGGGCGGTCGGGACACCTATCGGACCATGCAGTACACCTTCGTGATCCGTGGTAGCTACAGCATCGTGGCTCCGGTGCTCCAGAACGTTGCACGGGAGCTGGTCCGGCCGCGCGGCTGGCTGATGCTGCAAGCCACTCCGAGCTCCGAGCCGATGTTCCTGCGGTACTACAAGACCGAGCAGCAGGAGGGCCTCGGCTGGGAGGAGTCCGACTTCGAGACCTGGACCCTTCCTGTCTCGCTGGACTGTGACCCGTGGTTCACCGGGCCTCTGACGACTGCGTTCTCCGGGGCGACGTTCTCCAGCAACCCGACGCTCAGCAACGGCTTGTTCGTGGACGTGCCACCCGTGAAGGGTGACTTCGATACTCCGGTGATCCTGTGGACCCCTGATGCGACGAACCTGAACAACCGCTGGCTGACGACGGAGACGGACCCACCGATCACGGGGATCTACTACGCGGAAGCCGAGGCCGGCACCCTCGGCACGGACACCGCGCTGGTCGCGAACGATGCGAACTACTCCGGTGCCGGCTCCAACTCGGTGGAGACTTCGTTCGCCACGGACTCGACCCTGATCCCCCGTATCACGAACCTTGCCCTGCCTTCCGGTACACCGATCGGCAACTACCGGGTGCTCGCCGTGGTCCGCTCCTCGAACAACACCTCCGTATACCGGGTCAAGGTGTCGGGTGGGCAGGAAGTCACCTGGACTCCGGGTGGGACCTCACGGGCCACGGTCAGCCTCGGTGTCGTCTCCGTCCCTGCTGCGTCCGCGCTGCCCTTCATCGGCTACGGGGACGCCTCTGCCGCATCTTCGTCGGTGGACCTGTACGCAGGCCGAGACTCGGGCACCGGACTACTACGCTTCGACTACATCCGGCTGGTTCCGGCCTGGCAGCAAAGCCTCTACGTCACAGGACTGGACACCGGCTCCACGCCTGCCGTGCTCGACGGCGTGAACCGTACCTCGTACTACCTGAGCACGGCTTCGCCGCTGGACTCTGCTGCGAAGTTCCTGTCCACTGTTCCGACCGGAATACCGATCGGTACCGGCTGGCCGATGCTGTCGCCGGGTAAGAAGACGCGACTGCACTTCGGCCCGAAGCCCGCTCCAGTTCTTGCTGCGACGGCGACGACACTCTCCGGTGCGTACTATCCCAAGTACCTGCATCTGAGGCCGGACGGTTCCTGATGGACTGGGGACTGGGACTCGTTTGCGCGGTCATCCTGACGGTGGCCTGGGCTCCGGTCATCGTTCTCGTGTACTTCCTCTTTGGGCGTGACCGATGATCCATTCCTCACTGGGTGTCCGGGTCACGTCGTACAACGGTGACCGCTACCTGGATGTCGATGACCTTGACTACTCCCTGACCGACCGGGGCGGGTACGACGCT